GCGGCAAAAGAAAAGTATCTTAAGCTGCCGTATTTAGCAACATTTGTTGGCAATTTCATTACAACGAGGAAGAATTATTTTCCGAAGCCCTAGCCGCGCTATGCGAAGCGGTTAGGGCATATTGCGACCTGAATATTCCCGCGAAGGATGACGAAACTTCTTTGCGGGAACAGCTTGAATCCAGGGAACGGCAAGGGCGTGGGCATGATGAACGGCTTGATTCCGTGCAGGTTCCGGAAGGATTTGAATATTTATGGCAAATGTTTTGGGATTTGCGAGGCGGACTGGAGCAAGGCTTTTCTGGCGCGAAAATTACGTGGCGCGCCCTTTTGGACTATCAGGAAGTAACAGGGTATCGGCTGTCGTCGTGGGAGATTGAGGCATTGCGAGCGATGGATGCCGCCATAGCGAAATGGCGTGAGGACAATAAGGACTAATACATGGATGATGCAAGCTTAATTGTACGGGTACATAATGAAGGTATCCAAGAAACCACGGCTGGGCTCCAAAACCTTGCCAACCAAGGCCGCAACACCGAGGCGTCATTTAGTTCTCTTGCGCTCAAAATAGCAGGCTATTCCTCAGGGATGAATCTTGGCATCCAAGTTACTCGAGCGGCTATTCGAGAGTTTATTGATCTTGGCAAAGAGGCGGTTAACCTTGCCGGGAGTTTCGAGCGTTCGCGTGTGGCCTGGGGCGTCTTTTTGAAAGATGTTGGGGAAGGCTCGAAAATGTTCGACGAACTTTATTCCCTTGCCCAACGTACCCCTCTTTCCTTCCAAGGCGTAGAAAGCGCCGCTCAAATGCTAAAAGGCTTCGGCCTTGCCACCCAAGAAATCATCCCGACACTAGAACGTATGGGCGATGTTGCGCGCGGCAATGACGAGACCATGCAACGCCTTGCCCTCGCCTATGGACAGGCGCTCGCGCAGGGCCGTGTCCTTACCCGTGACCTCTACCAGTTCGTCAACGCTGGCGTCCCGATATTTGATGCTCTCGCCGAGGTTATGGGTAAATCAGTCCAGCAGGTACAGCAGCTCGTCACCGATGGCAAGGTTGGCTTCCCTGAAATTGAAAAAGCATTGAGATCCCTTACTGAAACGGGCGGGCAATTTGAAGGCATGATGGAGAAAACCGCCAAAACTTATGAGGGGAAATTATCCATCGCCAAAGACAACTGGAAGGCAATGCTTGCAGAAATGGGGAAGTCTTTACAAGACTCTCTAAAATCATGGCTTGATGATTTTAACAAATATTCTGATCAAGTGTTAGGTAGAACAAATATAAAAACAGTCATTGCTTCCGGTGGGTCAAGTGGAAACATCCAAACAGCACTTGCATTTGCGCAAGCCAATCCTACACAACTAGAAGGTGTAATACCACCCGGATATGCGCCTAATATTACCGGGCAAAGAACTGGAATAACTCTTCAAGACCAAGTATTAGGTATTTTACGGGGATTACAAAAAGAGCAAGCACAAACCGCTCTCGAGTCTGGAAGACTTAATGCTCCGAGTGGATACAAAACTCTTTCTTCTTTAAATGAATGGTCTGATTACAACGGTCAATATGCTACCTATAACGGCAAACTTTATCGTGCGGAAGGAAGAAAATGGGTTCCTGTAGAAGATCAATCACAAAATGGACCTGATTGGAGACAATGGCTTACTGAAGCAACAGGCATTGATGCTATTAAGGCGCGGCCAGAATTAGGATGGCAGAAGCCAACAGGCACTTCCGTTGTGCAAGATTGGATAAAACAGCATACCGAAGCCCTGCCGAATCTTCCGCCAGACTTACAGGAAAAATTAAAAAAACAGTTTGTTGGCGATGCGAACGATTTACTCTATAAGATGCTTACTTCTGGCCTCTGGAAGCTCGGCGAAGGTACAATAACTGTATTACAGAATGCAATAAAAGAGTATTCTCCCCAAGAATCAGAAAAATATCTTGGGTCGGCTGAATCAAGAGTTCCTCCTGATCGCTGGATGTATATGCCAGGTGGAGGAATTCCATTATTAACGCCTGAAGAAGCACAGGCAGAGCTAGAACGAATCACTGCATCGGTAATGCTCTCAGTATCTCAGGAACTTAGTGCTGCGGCATCACGCGTGCCAACCGATAGATGGCTCTACAGACCTGGTGGTGGTACTAAACTACTCACTCAAGAGCAAGCGGATTCTATTATCGCTACTATAGATGCGCAGATAGCTACTGGCCTTAGAGCTGAACTTGCTGAGTCAGCTAATCGTGCGCCATCTGATAGATGGGCAAGGTTACCAGGCGGTGGTTTACAGTATTTAACACAAGAGCAAGCTGATGCTTTTCTTAATGATATAAGCAATCGAATTGCCTTTGATACCGCTATCGAACTTTCCAAAATGGCTGGGCGCTATAAAGGCGACAAATGGGAATCAATGCCTGGCGGCGGTGTTGCATTTCTTACACCAGAACAAGCCGACTCGTTTATAGCTGGACTCGACAACAAGATATTTAGTTCTACTATGCTTGAGCTGGCAGAAGCGTCAAACCGAGCCCCGCCTGATCGATGGCTTAATAAAGTCGGTGGAGGCATTGCCTATCTTAGTCCAGAAGAAGCCGATATAGCACTTGAAACCATACAAGCGTCGATTGATTTGTCTACAAGGATTGAATTAGAACATTCCGCGGCAAGAGTATCCGTTGACCCGTATTTATATAAACCAGGTGGCGGTGTTTCTTTCCTTTCTCCAGAAGCTGCAAAAGCAGTTACTGATTCAATAGATGCACAGATAGCTACCGGGCTTAGAGCAGAACTTGCAGAGTCTGCAAAGCGCGCTCCAACGGATCGCTGGCTTAATAAGGTTGGTGGTGGTATACCATACCTCACTCAAGAAGAAGCACAAACTGCCATCGATACTATTGCGTCAAGTATGTATTTAGATAGCCTCATAGAAATGCAGGCTATGGCATCCCGGGCTCCTACTGACCGATGGATGTATAAATCCGGCGGTGGAATCCCTCTTTTAACTCCTGAACAAGCTCCAATAGAAACAGCTCGTTTAGCAATAAATACACCAGAAGGTTTGCTGAGAGAAAACATGCGCGCATTTGAGGGTGCCGCGCCGACGACTAACTGGCGGCAAAAGCCTATAGCTATCAATCAGTACACTGGAGACGTTTTAGGCTATTCAATGCCACCGACCCCGTATACTGATGCAGAGAAGTACAGAGCGGCACTTGATGACCTAGAAACACGCTTTACAGCTGGCGAGCTATCTTCTGAAGGATATAAACAAGCACTACGTGAACTTGCAGAGCAATATGATACAGGCACGAAACTTGCAAAACAGTTTGGAGAAGCGATACTGACGACAACGGTAAGCTCTCTTACTGATGAATTCTATGAGCTTGGCGAAGCGATAGCAGATGGTGCTAATGCGTGGACTTCGTTCGGCGACGCAATGAGCGATACTCTTGAAACAATTCTTGTTATGCTACCAAAACTAGCGGTACAGGCCGGCTTACAAATGCTGACCGATGTAAATCCATCCAATGATACGCTGGCCCTTGCATTGATTGGTGGTGGGCTTGTCGGAAGTGTTGGAGCGGGACTATTAAAAAGCAATGCGCTTGGAGATGTTTATACTTCTCCCTCATTACACCAATACGCCAATGGAGTTTATAACAATCCGCAATTATTTACCTTCGCAAAAGGTGGTGTGTTCGCCGAAGCTGGGCCTGAAGCTATCATGCCGCTGGCACGGGATTCAACGGGCAAGTTAGGTGTGACTGCTCATGCGACTGGCAATATTGATATTCAAATCAACAATTATTCGTCGACACCAATTGCAAGCAAGACGCAAACGATTACTGATGCGTCTGGAAATAAAAAGATTATCCTGACATTGCGGGATATAGTACGGCAAGAAATTGCCACGGCAAACGCCGGTGGCGTGAGGAAAAGCTAAATGGAATACTGGCCGACTTCTTTACCGGTCCGACCGCTTCAAGATGGCGCTAGCATCTCACTACCCGACAATAGACGTGTTACAAAAATGGACGCTGGGCCTGCAAAGATTCGCCTAAAAGCTACGACAGCTCCTGAACCGCATCGATATTCTTATGCAATGACGTCTGCACAACTTGCGACGTTCAAGGCGTTTTACCAGACGATTTTACACTATGGAACTGATACCTTTTATTGGCCTGATTGGAGACTGTTTAATAATGACGCGGCGCCTGTCTATGTTCAGGCGCGATTCTCTCCAGAAGCAAATCCGCCGAGTTATATACCAAACGACCATGAGTTTATTGTAACTGTTGATTTAGAGGTATGGGCATGAGCACTACACTGTCTGCAAAAGTTAAGGCTGCTTTATTCGCTCGAGAAACAAGTGGCGCTACTGTAGTGCTACTTACTATTTCGCACCCTTCAGTAAGTACCATATATATAACAAATAATACAGTACCGCTTACCTATGGTGGGCATACTTATGCCGCTGTTCCGTTTGTGCTTGATTGGCACGCCGAGACGTCGAGCGAAGTCGCTTCGGCAACATTGACAACCTATAATTCCGACGAATTGATTTCGGCACTTCGTTCCGTCGGGGATTTTATCACCGTAAATGTGCAAGCTGTTTGGTATGACGAATCAGGAACCTTGACGCTGAACGGAAGCTGGCATCTTGACGGAAGCGAGCGCCTCGATGGTACTGCCGGAGTCTTCGAACCAGTAAAAGGAATTTCGTATATCGTCAAAAGCATTGATTATGACGACGAGATAATTCAGGCTTCACTAGCTATCGATGATGCCCTTGAATATGAAGTCTTGCCAATAGAATTGACGGCACAAGTAGCGCCAGGGTTGTTCACATGAACGATAATATTGTTCACCAGAACTACGGCGACTATGTTGGTATACCTTTCGTTGATGCTGGAAGGACAAAAGAAGGTTGTGATTGCTGGGGGCTTGTGAGGCTTGTCTTACGTGAAAAGTTTGGCAAAGAACTGCCAGCGTTCGATGATTACGAGCGTTCATCGGTAAGCGAAAGTGAACGGCAGATAGCGATTGGTATGGAAGCGTTGCCACTAAAAAAAGTGGACGAACCGCAAGAAGGAGACATTGTGCTGATTCGTATTCGTGGGAAATTGTGCCATACCGCACTCTATATTGGCAATGGGGAGATATTACATACCAACCGAGGCACCGATGCGGTGATTGAATCTCTCGATGGTGTTAGACAGTTAAGACTGAAGGTGGAGGGATATTATCGTGCCAGCTAAAGTATATTTCTTTCCGCATCCATTCACGAGCGAACGACGCGAAGAAACGATAGAATCAGGCGCAACGCTTGAATCTATTGTTAAGAACGCACGAAGCGATATCCCACATGGATTGATGGTCAGAACTTACGTTAATGGGAAACTTATTAGCAACGACGAGAGAAGCAAAACTGTTGTTCAAGATGATGACGAAATAATTGTCCGGATTGTCCCTGAGAATGGAAGCACCGATAGAGAAACTGCAGCGGCGACAAAAGCATTTGGTGGCACGCTTGCGGCTTTGGCTTTCATTGTGTTGGGTATTGCTACCGGCGGTGTAGGTTGGGTAGTTACTGGCTTTGTTATTGGTATTGCTGCGCCATTTCTTGCAGGACTCACAAGCGCTGGCGTTATCGGTGGTCCTTATGCCGACGAGATGGGGACAATCAACCATCCGGCAATTCATGGTGCAAAAAATCAATCAAACCCGAACGGTAAAGTACCGCTTGTGCTTGGCAAGCATTTAATGACTCCGGGATATCTCTCACCACCTTATACCGAAATATCAGGGATTGATGGTCAAGATCAATATCTCTATATGGCATTTATCCTAGGCTATGCACCACTTAAAATTTCAAATATTCAGTTTGGCGACATGCTAGTCGCGTCGAATAGTGCGGGAGTCACGAACGGCGTCATCGACTGCGATGGAGTTTTGCCGGGATGCGAAGTCGAAATACGACAGGATACAGTCGCAGGAACTGGGTTGTCCCTTTATCCGAAGGAAGTCATCGAACAGGATTTCCAGATGGCGCTTAATCGTTGGCATGTATTGGAAGCGAACAAAGAATTAAGCGGCGTCACGCTGACCGTTAATGCGGCGGCCAGAACTATCACCCGTTCATCTGGCGACTGGACTGACAACGATAACGATGTGAAAGTAGGTGACTATGTTGCGTTCTTCGGGTTCGACAATGCTGGCAACAAAAACAGAATGCTCGTCACGGGGATTAGCGCAACGGTCATCTATTGCAATCAGGCTGCGACGCTTGTAAATGAAAGCAAGACAGGTGTATGGGCCAATGTGTGGCCATCAAATATTGTTACCACGGCAGAGAATACCACTCAAATTAGTGTGACAATTACTTTTACAAAATTGGTCAAATATTCTGGCGATGACAAGCTCAATGCAACAGTTAGCGTGGTACCAGAATACCGACTTAAGGTGAAGCCAGGCGAAACTCAGAACGCATGGGTTACACTTGGAACGTTTGATAACGGCACCAATATCATTACTCGCAATAAGGCTGAAACATTGCGGTTTACCGCAACGAAAACAGGGCTTCCCGCTGGCCAATATGAAGTGCAGGTTCGGAGACAGACGGCAGACCCTACCGATAGCAATATTCAGGATACCGTTTATTGGACGGCGCTACGCTCACA